ATCACTTCTCCATTCAGCCGGCGGCGTCCGAGGACTCCTTGAACCAACTGGGTAGGATAGGGGTTACTCCCTATTATTCACGACCGTACTAACCCTTATTAAGGGCCTCAGAGAATGAGCATAGCAACTTCTCCTTCGGAATCGTGTTATTGTTTTTCATTATTTTGCGTGTGAATTCGTTTTTACAAGATTTTTTTTTTTACTGCATCACACTTTTGTGTTTTAAGAGCTTTCTGCTCTATTCTTCATCTGAACCTTTAGTGGACTTGGTGGAATTCTTTTTCTTCTCACGTTTGGGCTCTTTGTGTTCGCTTTTACCAATAATGGTCTCAAAGAGTGACTCTAAGCGTTGAAACCGCTTTTCATCTTCTGTGACCACCATTTTCCGTTCAACCAAAGATGGGGCTTGAGTTGGGGCCGCTGACATGATGTCACATAACTCCAACTGGTAATTTATCCATAATTCGCCCAAAGATTGAAACGCTCCCTCACCGCCACTGGGCGCTGGAACACCTGTGCTACCTATCACCCAGGTCCCCTCAATAGACTGACGCATGTCTATAGCTGTACGGCCTGCGGGATCCATAATTCCTGTATAGGTAGGCGCTGGAACATACTGCATCTCTTGTCTCGGCCCTGAATATGACCAAGGTGAAACAAAGGATTTCCAAATGGAACCTTCTTTAATACATTGAATAGAAGCCATATCGGCTGCAGTTGGCGCATCAGAAAAAAGTGGTGAGAAAGAAACAGATGCAGTACCCCAACCCGTTTTTCCGGTTTGAGTGTAAAAAGCAATTGGATCATCGTAATATGCCAATTTAATAGAACCTGGAGTTGAAGTTCCTGTAATGGTTTTAAACTCCAAACGTGTTTTCATATTGTAACGTTCAAACATTTGCGTCATATTAAAAACAGGATTACCAAAATATGCTGAACACTGAGGCATTACCATAAACTGGGTTATGGAATGGACTGTTGTTATGGTATTTCCTGTGTTCAATTTATCTTGGACATTTAGCACTACCCAGTTATTGGCTCCATCTGAAACGGAGTTTAACTGTCCAAGATATTGACGACCAGTCATAATTAAACAACCTGGCCGTCGGCCTCTCATAAAAGAGAAACCATTAGTTTGTGAACGTACAAAACCTAAGGCAGTTGGTGGTGCAAAAACACGTGTATTGGATTTGCCCACTCGATAAACCTGTGAACGTTTTCCACCTTTTACAAATTTCTTTCCCTGCGGCTTATAAGCTGAAGTTGCTGCATAACGCGTACCTTGACGAGGCTTGCGTTTAACCATCTTTTTGAGGTCTTTCCTGACCTGCTTCTTAATGAATTTCTTCTTTCCTTTTGGACCTGGCATTCGAGAGTTTTTAAATTTGCTCGGCGTGGTTTGATCGATCCGAGCAATGGAGAGACCACGCTCCTCCTCATAAGAATTACCTAGGTAGTGGTTAACTGCATAATTTAATGGTGTCATTGCAGCAGAAACTAATTTACTTGGAAAGTTTGCATTAGTCCCACTTTCACGTTCTATTTGTCTAACAAGACTTCGATAATCTTGTCCCAATTCACCCGCCTCGCGGGCGACTGTAGAAACAATTTTATTAACTAAATTCATGTTAAATTTGCTACATAAAAGCCAAAAGTAGCAATAACCTAGCTTTTTAGGCACCAGGGAGAAAAGAAAGAAACTCCCCAGCTAAATATCTAAAATATGGTCATCTGAAAAATAAGGGATAGATCCTGAACACACATGGGGGTTCTCCCCTTCATTGTGTGATAAATAAAGTCCATATGCCGAGCTATAATCTCGATTCAATATACGAAGCTCGTCATAGGACAACTCATTTTCTTGCTCTGGGTCTTTTAACAGCATAAAATAGTACCGCTCAAACAACTTAGAAATAAGACGGTCTAATGCTGAACGAAAATTAATTAAAAAATAAGATTCGATTTTAACTCCTAACAAGCGACCCAAGGTTTCACGTACCCCACGATTTTGCCCACCAAACAACAAGGAGGCCAGTAACTTCTGGTAATTATTCGGGACTGGTACGACATAGCCATTTAACCATCGAAAAGACTGGCTACAGTAAGACAACGTGTGAATTGGTTGATAAACTTGCGAAGCCATTTTGGGTTTCCAACCACATTTAGAAAATTGCTCTAAAATCAATGCTGGTTTGAAGAGATCGTGTACTCGTTCATGAACTGAGATTAAGCTATCATCACCACA